CGAGACTGTCGGCCCCCAGGTCTTCGACGAACCTCGCCTCGAGCGTCACGTTCTCCGGCTCGATGTCGAGGTGTTCGATGACGATGCGGCGCACGCGGTCCTCGATGGTGGGCTTCAGGTCGATCTTGTCGTTCATGCTGATAACTCCTTGAGCGCGGCGTCGCGCGCGGCGTTGAGCTCGGCCATCGCGGCGTGGTGGCCGCCCCTGTCAGGGTGCGCCTCCTGCGCCTTAGCGCGCCAAGCGTCGCGCACCCCGGTGATGGTGTCGCAGTCGCCCAGGATCTTGCGCCAGTCCCGCACCGCATCGAAGGGCGCCGGGAGCGCCTCGAACGCCTGCAGCGTCTCGGCGGCGGTGGCGACGCCGTGGCGCGCGATCGCCCGCGTCGCCTCGATATGCGCGGCGAGAGCCGCGATGTTCTGCTCGACCCTCGTGTAGGCGTCGCAGGCCATCGCCATCGGCTTGCCGCCCAGCGAGAAGTAGAGGCAGACGCCTGGGTCGGCTGGCTGCGCCTGGCCGCCGCGCGGTGCGCCGTCGAGCCGGAGCTCGAGGTCGGCGCTCAGGAGCGGATAGCGGCCACCCAGGCGCTCGACTTCGGTGGTGAGGCGATCCATCGCCTGGGTGATGGTGATGTCGCGCTTCGTGCGCCAACTGTTGCCGCCGTCCTGGCGAGACGTCGAGAAGTTGCCAGCCTTGCGCTCGTGCTGGCGCCGCCGCGGACGGCCCGGCGGCCACGCCAGCGGATAGCGAGTGGGTTCGCTCACAGCAGTCGCTCCCCGTTCGCCTCGGTGCGCAGCCGCGACGCGATCGCCCGCATCATGCGCAACTCCTTGTCGGCCTTCGTGCGCGTCATCTTGCCCGCGGCGATGAAGCGCTCGTAGGCGCTCTCGCGCATGCGCACCTCGCGCTCGGCGCATTCCGCGAGCTCGGCGGTGGTGAAAGTGGCGATCTCAGCCATCGGTCGTCTCCAATGCCGCCAGTGCGGCGGCGACTTCGTTCCATTGGTCGCCCGCAAACGACCGCTCACCAACGAACATGGTGGTGAGTCGGGGTGCGCAGGCCCAGGCACGCTCGGCGCGCATCCGCACGCGGGGATCCGCGCAGCTGACGTAGCTCGTGGCGTACCCGCCATTCGCACGCTTGACGTGGTACTCGGTGGTGAAGCCCGCGCTGCGCAGTTGCGCCCCGGTCACGGCGCTGGCCTCACGCGGCGCATCTCGATCCAGCCAGCGCGCCCGGCAAAGCCCGTCACGCCGTCAGGATCCTGCAGGAAGCCCCACCGATAGACGGCGTTCATGTTGTCGCCGTCGCGATAGTCCTGGCCCTGGATGGGCGAGCCGGTCAGGTGCTGGCGCACCGGCAGCCCCAGGAAGGCGTAGTCGTCCATCATGATCGTCTGCATCACGAAGCCGCCTTCGCCAGCGCGTCGCGGAACTCGGCCTCGCCGCCCCGCCCCACGACGGCGCCGATCCGCCACTTGTCCTTGTGCGGCCACCAGTCCGCGACGACCTTGCCGTCCTTGCGGATCTGCCAGTGGTAGCGGTCGTAGTTCGCCACCGAGCCGAACACCTCGAGCGCCGTCCGCCACGCCTTCGTCAGACGGAAGACGGGCTTGTCGCGGGGCGCGTCGGGGTCGCGGCGGAACCGCTGCTTGGGGCGGCGCCCGGTTGCCCGGACGTAGGCGGCCGCCTCGGCGCCCGTCATCGGCCAGCCGGGACCATCATCACCGCCGAAGTTCCATTCGCCGGTTTCGGGGTCCATCGTCCCGTCGAGCATCATTTCGGCTATCTCGCCCATCTTAGACCTCCTTCAACTCCGCTTTCCGCGCGTTCATCAGCTTGGTCATCGCCCCGCGGTCGCCCTCGCTCACGCCCTTGTAGGCGTCGTGGCGGATGAAGCGGCCCCACTCGGTATCGACCTCGAGCGGCGTCTTCGCTCCGCTCTCGAGGAACGCGCGCATGAGCAGGAAGTCCTCGAACGGCTGGATCGTCTCGGCGCCGCTCTCGCAGAGCTCGCGATAGCGCTTCCACAGCGCCAGGCGCACGCCGCGCTGGCGCTCGGGCGGCAGCGTCTTCCAGTCGTCGGTGGTGGTCAGGGCCTTCATCTGCTGCTTGGCGCCCAGGTAGTGCGGCGCCTCGGTGATCTTCGTCAGCGCAGCCGCCACGGCGTCCTGCTCGGGGGCGGGGGCTTCGTCCTCGAACTCGGCTTCCGGGTGCGGCCCCGGGCCACCGGACGCCGCTGCGTCACGATAACCATTGGCGCGCTCGTCCTCGACCGGCTCCTTGGCCGGCGCGTGCTGATCGAAGGGCGCCGGGCGCACCTTGGCGTCGGGCTTCACGCGGCTGAAGGCGACGCCGTCCTTGTAGGTCGGGATCTTGCCGTCATCGCCCGGCTCATCGCCGCTGAGCGTATAGATCGTATCGGGCGGCGCCCGCGTAGGCTCGGACGCAGCGGCCGCAGAGCCCGACGTGTCCGGTTGCCGCTCCGCACCCTGGGCGCCATCCGTCGCGGTAGCGCCCTCCGCAGTAGTAGGGCGCTCGTCGAGGCCGCCGTCCTCGAACTCCGCGTCTTCGGCCTCATCCTGGGCCTCCGCTGAGGCGTGGAGCCCCTCTTCTGGTTCGGCCGTCGGATTGGCGGCGGCGACGCCAGCGGCCTTCCTGGCGCGTTTCTGGGGCTTTGCAGCCTCGAAGCCGTCAGCCGACAGCAGCGGCGCGCTGGCCTCGAGGCGCCGCTCGCCGAAGTCCTGCACCTCGTCGTCGGTGAGCACGCCGAGGATGACGCCTGGCTTGTAGGCGCGCACCCACTCGCGCTTGCCGCGATAGCCGAGTTGGCTGTCAGCGTTGCCTTCCCAGGCCGCCGTCGGATTTTGCGTGCCCTTCTTGAAGGTCTGCCACTCGCGCACGGAGCCGTCGATCATCTTCACGCCGAACGGATACTTCCCGGGCTCGAGAGCGTCGTATTGCTCCTCGGTGAGCTCGGCGTCGGTGATGTAGATGCGCCGCTCCGGCTTGCCGCGCTCGCCGGTGTAATAGGTGCGCAACTCGATGCCGGTCTTAGCCTGCAGGGCGGCGTCGACGAACTTCCCCTCGAGCATAAGCTTGCCGTAGACGACGCTGGCGCACTGCGCGACGGCGAAGGGCGAGAAGCCCAGGCGGTCCGCAAGCTCGACGACCTGGATGCAGTTGGCGATAGCGGTGTCGCGGTCGCCACCCTTGAGCGTTTCCGGCACGAGGTTCGACTGCGCCATCACAGACGCGATGCGCCCGTAGTGCTCGAACCGCGCGGTGTCGAAGACAGGGACGAGGTCGGCGACGGGCACGCGCTGCGGCCGCACGGCGACGGCGGTGGTTTCGGGGTGGTCTTCACTCATGGTCTTCTCCTAGCGCCTGGCGCTGATGTTGGTTTTGGAATCTTGGAACACGCGGCAGCCGGGCAGCACCAGCTTGTCGGCGCGGCCGGCGGCAGCGGCTTCGCGCACCGCGCGCGCCAGGGCTTCCATGATGACGCCGTTGCCCAGGAAGGGGCCCAGCGGGCCCAGGCTGGCCATCAGCGCGTCGGCGTCGAGGATGGTGTGCGTCCAGAACTTCGTCACGCTGGACGTCGAGCCGCCGGCGCTCACGCGAGAGAGGTTGCCTGTCGCGCCGGATGCCGCGCGCTCGTTCTGCTCGGCCTGCCGCTCGGCTTTCGCCGCGGCCTTCCCTGCATAGCCGGCGGCGTCGCGCGCGATCCCGGCCTGGGCGTCCAGCTGGCGCATGTCAGCCTCGGCGGCCTCCATCTCCTCCTGGCTCTTGGCTTTGCGGATCCGCTCGGCAGCTTCGCCGGCCTCTCGCGCCAGCCGGTCGGACTCGTCCTGCTTGCGCTGTTCCTCCGCGCGCGCCTCCTGGGCCCGGCGCTCGGCCTCGCGAGCGGCGGCGAGACGCTCGGCCTCAAGCCTGACAGCCTTCGCCTTGTTGTAGATGCCGACGCGCGTGGTAAGGCGCGCGACGACGCCCGTGTCCTTGTCGGCCAGCAGTTCGCCAGCCTCGCCGAACCACGCGTTGATGACACGCTGGCCCTCGAGGTAGGGGCGCCCGACGTCGGTCCTGGCCTCCTCAAGGCGCTTCAGGACGCCCTTGGCCTTGATGACGTGGTCGCTGAGCTTGGTGGTGTCCTCGTCGCTTTCGGGGGCCTCGGGCAGCGCGAAGCTGTCGGCCTCGACCTGGGCGACTTCGGCCAGGAGATCGGCGTACTCGCGCTCGAGGCGCGGGTGCAGCTGGTCGGCGCGATCGAGTGGCGGCACATTGGCGCCCATCGTGGCGCGGGGGTTGGTGGCTTCTGACATCGGATCGTCTCTCGCGTGGTGTTGGGCGACTATGCGCGCCGTAGCGTGGCTGTTCAATCCCCGAAGTGATCGCGCTCGCCCGGCGCCTCGTCCTCCGGTCCCCAGCCGAACTCGTTCATGTGCACCTGCGGCGCGGTCTTGTGCTCCACCGTCGTGTGCACCGGCTCGGCGCGGCCCCAGGGCCTGTCGGGACCGAAGCGCTCCATGCAGTCGCGGTAGGTGGCGAGCGCCGCCGCGCGCTTCCTGAACCCGGCCAGGTGGTAGGGGCCCTTCCACGGCTCGATCACCGGGAACAGCACCGGCGGGATGCCGGCCGCTGTCGGCTTCTGAAAAAATACCCAGGCGAAGCTCGGGTGGTGGGCCTGGTCGTAGTGGGCCATGGCGATGAGGTGGTCGCGCTCTTCGTCGGTGGCGCCGTGGATGATGCTCTCGTCCTCGAGGATCGCAGCCATCATGTGCTGGCGCGCGATCTGGTAGTCGGCGCACTGGACGTCGTAGGCGAAGTCCTTGATGTGGCGGTCGACGTAGCTGGCCAGGGGCTTACCGCGCCAGCCGCCCAGCGTCTTCAGGTCGCCGACGGCTGGCGGGATCAGCTTGTCGAACCTGGCGCAGTGCCGCATGCCGGTCTCGTCGGTGTAGAAGTAGCTGACTTCGGCCAGCACCGGGAACTTCGAGCCCACGCTGAAGAGCTCGCGCATCTCGTCGGTGGAGTATTCGCCGATGGCGAGCTCGCGCATGGCGCGGATCGCGAAGTCGGCCTCGGCGTCGATGGCTTTCAGGTCTCGCCCAGCCCCGGTCCGGCGCCTGAACTCGTCCAGCACGTTCTCCCACACCGGCTGGTCGGGCAGGTAGAGCTCGGCGGCCTCGGCCCAATCCTCCTTGGTGAACGTGCTCGAGCGCGCCGGATAGACGCCCGCGTCCTTCAGCGCCGCCTTGATCTTCGGGATGGTGAAGAGCGCGTCGGGATAGTCCTTCTTGGCCGGCTCGACGACGTAGCGGGACTCATAACTGTGCATGCCCTCGAGGAGCGCGGCGTGGCAGGCTTCGCCGAACAGTAGCTCCTCGGGGTTGTCGTCGTTGCGGATGAAGGGGCTGAGGTACTTCCAGTAGTAGCCCTCGCCGCGCAGCCAGAGTGTGCCCTTCTTAGTCGAACCCATCGCGCCTTCGGCCAGGTAGTCGGCGAAGGGGAGGCCGAGATAGCAACCGTCAGGTCGCAACGGGGGCGCCCTTCGTCCGTCCGCCGCCCCGCGACGCCGCGCCGCCCTTGGCGCCGGCGCTCGCGGCCAGGCCCTTCTGCGTGGCGAACGAGCGTCGGTCGGCTGGAACGCTCTGGCCGCCCTTGCGGGCAATCTCGCGGCGTTTGTCGGGGTCCATGGCGGCGAAGCCGCGCCACGCGCGGGGTTTGGGGGTGTCGGTCATTCAAATAGCCTTCCTTGGGTTCCGGGCGCCGGTGTCAGCGCCCACACGATTGCCGTCAGTCTTGGGTTGCGGGAGGGCCCGCGGCGCCCGGTATTGACGATGGCGCCGGCGAGCTTCAATTCGGTCGTGCGCGGGCCGATGCTCTCGTAGGGCGCGCCGAGTGTCATGGAGAGTTCGTAAGTGGTCTGGTCGCGCTTGCGCAGAGCAAGCAATATCCGCTCGCGCAGGCTGGGCGCGACGGGCTCGATGAAGTCCGCCGCCGCCTCTGACGTTGGGCCGCCCTGGAAACCGGGCGTCTCCGGGTAGCCCCTCCTGCTCATGCCGCCGTCGCCTTCGCTGCGTTGCGCAGGTTCCAGACCAGGTTGTGGCGCACCATGGCGCTGCCCTCGCCGCGCAGGCGCCCCTTGGGTTTGAGCATCACCAGGGCCGGGCTCGGGTCGAGGAAGCGCAGGTCATGCTCCTCGCCGTCGACCACGTCGATGACGGTATCGCCCAGCATGAACCATCCCGGCGCCTCGGCGCGGTCGTGGTCGGGCATGACGGCGGCGATGTTGCGCCCGGCCAGCAGATGCGCCACACCCTCGGCGGCCGTCTTGTCGGCGAGGCTGTAGGTCAGGTGCCAGTTGCCGGGCACGCGACGGTGCTGGTGCGGCCAGTTCGTGTAGTCGTAGAACCGGGCCCTGGGGAAGCGGTCGAAGACGGTGAGCCCGTCGAGCTCCTCGCGCTCGAACCCAATATCGCTCGTCCCGTTGAGCCGGATCGCCAGCGTCATGCCGTTCGCGTCGGCGGCGTGCTGCATGATGTTCAGGTCTTCGACCAGCAGGCGCATGAAGCGCTCGCGCACCTCGAGGTACATCTGCGTGCGCCGGATCCTGGCGTTGGCCACGCGCGCGGTCTGGCCGCGGCCGGCGTGGAACAGGCAGCCCTCGCGGCAGTCCTCGGTGGAGTGCGGGCAGACGCTCTTGCCGCCAGCCAGGGTGTGCGGGGCCAGGTACAGCATGGCGGTGAGATAGCCCTGCGCCTCGCCCTTCGGCGACTTCTCATTGAGGGGCGAGAGCAGTTGCAGCTGGCCTGTGCGCAGGGTCGCCGCGACGCTGTCGATATGATGGGGTCGGCGCTTGAACGCCATCGTTGTCTCCCGTGGTGTAACGTGACCGTAAGGTTGACGCGCCGCGGCGTCAAGGTAGGCTGGCAACACACCGATTCCCGCCGAAACCCAGGAGGCCGACGTGGCCAGGAAACTCGCTGACACCCAAGGTGCGACCATTCATCAGCTGCCCGTGCGCAAGGCCAGGGGCGCGAAGTCCTCGGGCGGCCGCAAGCCCGCGGCGGTGAGCAAGCCCAAGCCCGGGGAGAGCCGCCCGGCCGCGGCGAAGAAGACCCAGCCCACCGACGCCGAGATCCGCCAGGGCCAGCAGGATCGCCTGATCGCGCTGCACACGCGCCACCGCGCGGTCGATAACCGCCTCGAGGTGGCGAAGGCGGCGATGAGCGACATCGCGCTCGAGAAGAAGGAGGTTCGCGCGGCGATCCAGAATGCCGGGTTCCCGCTGGCGACCTACGACGAAGCCTATAGCGAGTTGCGCCTGAAGACGAAGAAGACGGACCTGATCGCCAAGGAGAAGATCAGAGGCCTGATCCGCGAGGCCCTGGGCCTGCCGGCGGGCCCGCAGGCGGAGCTCGACCTGGCCGGCGTGCCCGAGGCCGCGCGCCCAGCGCTGCACTGGCGCGGCGTGGGCTACCAGCAGGCGCTCCTGGGCGAGTTCGCCGACCCTCAGCGCGACGGCGTGCCGCCGGAGGCCGTGCAGGAGTACATGGCCGGGTTCGGTGACGTGACCAAGATCAACGCGCGCGGGCTCAAGTCGCTGAAGGAGGAGGCGCCGGCCGCGCCACCGCCGCCGCTGTTCGTGGGCGAGGATCCGGCGAAGGTCGCGGCGGAAGAGGCGGCGCGGCGCGCTGAGCCGGTAACGCCCAACTCCTCGATCACGGTCGGGGAATACGAGGACGAGTTCGGAAAGCTGGATGATGGCATCGCACTGCAGGCGATCGCGCACCCCGGCATGGGCGAGGTGGTTGATCCTGATGATGCTTCCGAGGGCCCCCTCGACGACGACGTCAACCCCAAGGCGATCGAGGACGTCGAGATCGAGCTCGCCGCCGCCCAGCCCGACTGGACCGACTTCTCGCACGATCCCGACGCGTGGACCGAACTGCAGACGAACGCCTTCCTGACCTGGTTCGCCGAGCTCGGTGACGAGGAGGTCGACATCGAGCACCCTGGCGCGGCGGCCATGTTCGACCGCTGCGTGGCGGCCGAGGAGGGCGGAAGCGGGGGCGAGGCGCTCGAGGACGCGATCCCGCATGATAAGTCGGTGTTCATCGCGGGCCCGGCCCCGGCGGGCGTGCACTACATGCTCTCGGGCGATGAGCCGTTCGCCTCCGGGCGCCAGGCGGCGTACCGCGACGGCGCGGCGACCGACACCATGCGGCCGGGCGCGTTGCCCTACTACGACGAGCACCCGTTCGAGGCGTCGGAGGCCGAGCTCGCCGCGCAGAAGCCGCGCCAGGCGCTACAGGAGCGCAAGCAGGCCGAGGCCGGCGGGTTCAGTGACGACTGAGGCGCTGCCGCGCTACACGTTCTTCGACCCCGGCTCGAAGTTCCTGGGATGGGCGACCGGCGACGGCCGGAGCCTGCCCCAGGTGGGCGCGTTCAGCTTCGTGCAGACCGGCGAGAATTACGGCAAGATGCTGCGCCAGGTGGCCGACGCGGTAGGGGAGCACCTCGATACCTTCCGGCCCGCTGAGGTTGCCTACGAAGAGCCCGTCCTGATCTTCAACCAGCGCTACAAGGGCAAGGATGGCCACTGGCACAAACGCAACGACAACCTCGCCACCCTGCGCAAGACCATTCCCATCGGCGTGCGCATCGAGGAGATCTGCGACCGGCGCGGCATCCCCTGCCGCGAGACGTCCATCGAGTCGGTGAAGAAGGAGCTCGCCGGGTTCGGCGCCGCGACGAAGGACGATATGGTCGCCGCCGCAGAGAAGCTCGGCGTGGCGCTGCCCGATGGCCCGCGCGCGAAGGACGCCGCCGACGCGCTGGGCGGCTGGCTCCTATTGCTGCGCTACAGAAACCGCGTATTGTCGGCGGAGTTCGATAAACGCTTATGGGGCTCGCGCCGCGGCGCCCTGATCTGACCGGAGCACCACCCGGGTGTTGAGATCCAAGAAAACCAAGCCGTGCGGCCGTTGCTGCAACCTGGCCCTGATCCCGGAGAACGAGAGCCACCGGGCCGGCGGCTACCGCGTGGGCTACTGCTGGGCCGGTCCGATCCCCTGGCGCGCGACGAACGAGCTCGTGCACGGCTGCAAGACGTTCGACGTGGTGCAGAAGCGGTGGAACCCTGAGAAGCAATGGTTTTGGCCGCAGGAGAAGCGCGATGGCGGAAGGCAGGACGGCGTGGCCGAAAGTTGAGGATGACTGGTTCGTCGAGCCCCCGGGCGCGACCCACTTCCTCCTGACGTTTGAGTATTTCACCGGGGGCATCTGGGACCCCGCATGCGGCCAGGGGAACATCGTCGAGGCATGCCTACTGGACGGCCACGACGCGGTGGGCAGCGATCTGCGCGACCGGCTCACCAAGTACGACCAGGCGCACCTGGGGCCGCGCTATCCGATCCAGGGCTCGTGCCCGTCGTGGTTCCTGGGGACGATGGACTTCCTGCAGCACCCGCTCGAGGGGCCCTACCGCCCCAACATCGTCTGCAATGCGCCCTACGGCCGCGCGAAGCTCGCCGAGGCTTTCATCAGGAAGGCGGTGACGCTGCCGGGCGTGCAGAAGGCGGCGTTCTTCGTCAATTCGAAGTTCCTCTTCGGCGCCGGGCGCGCCATGGGCCTGTTCAGGGACCATCCGCCACCGCGTCTATCCGGTGTTCCCCAGGCCATCGTGCCCGCCTGGCCAGTTCCTGCTGGATGGCGGCAAGGCCGAGGGTGGCGTGGAGAATTTCGTGTGGCTGGTCTTCGCTCCCGCGGAGCCGTTCTCGGGGACCGAGTTCATCTGGGCCGGCCGCGGATCGTCGGACGCGCCGGTACACCACATCTCACCCGGCGCGCCCTAACGATCGGGTGGACCCTGCGCTGGCGTGAGACTGCGCCGGCGCGCCAGCCCGGCGCTACTGATTTGGATAGCAGCGCGCCACCGTGACGCAAGAGGGCGCCTTGACGACGTGGCGTATGCGGAGGAAGGATGGGGGTGGCGGCGGTGGTGCGTTCAACACCTACCGCCGCCCGAGACACAAGCCCTTGGCGGGAGTGCTTATGCCCATGCGCATCATAGCGCACCGAATCAACCGATCAACAGTCCAGGTGGTTCCTGTCCACAGGCGCCGCGCCTGATGGCGAAGCTGCCGATCATGAAACTCTTCGTGCCCGACGTCGTGTCGGACACGATCACGCTCAGCGACGCGGAGTTCGGCGCCTACTTCCGCATCTGCATGGCGCTCTGGCGTCACAAGGGCGTGCTTCCGCTGGACGACGACCTGCGCAAGATCGCCGGGACGTCGCCGAAAAATTGGCCGAAGCGATGGCCCAGGATCGTCCGCTACTTCGTGGTCGACGGGGTCTGGATCACCCACTCGAGGATCACCGAGGACCTTGCCGCGCTGGGGGTGCTCGCGCCGCCAGTGGATTCCCGCAGGAGTCCCAAAGTGGCTCCTGGCACGGGAACTTTTGGAATCCCCGGGGAGTCCAACCGCTCCGATAAGCCATTGGAATCCTTAGACCCGGTTTCGCCTCTCGCGCGCGCGCGCCAGCCACAGCTACAGCCAGAGCTAGAACCAGTGTCTGGTCTTCCTTCGGAAGCCCAGCCACCGCGCGCGCCCGATGATTGGCCTGATGGTGGGATCGATGCCTGGTCCAAGCACCTCTGCGCGCTCAGCAGCGGCAAGCTCGACACCAGCAAGAGCCTCAGCCTCATCACCGGCGGCCGCGTCGTAGCAGAGTGGAAGCTCGCCGGCGCCTCGTTCAGCCTGGACGTGGTGCCGGTGGTCGTGGGGCTCTGCCAGCGCCAGAAGCGCAACATCGCGTCGTGGACCTACTTCGACGGCGCGGTTCGAGACGCGCTGGACAACCGCCGCGAGAGCGGCGCCCTAACACCCAGGAGGCACGGACGTGACGACAAATTTGCCCGCAAGCACGACAACCTTGCCCGTGCTCTCGTTGGAGCTCGCGGCGCTGTTGCGCGAGAACGCGACGACATGGGGGGCGGCCCGAGCGGTGATTGAACGCGGCCTCGTGGAGCAGCTGGGCGCTGCGGTGCCCAGGCTGCGCGAAGATGCAAGGCGCCCAGCCGGGGTGGAGGGAATCGTAGGCGTCCTGACCCCGTGGTTCGCGACCTACCCGCAGCCGCAGCGCTCCGAGCAGGAGTGGGAAGCGTGGTGGCGCGCCTACGCCCTGATCTGCGAGAATATCAGCGCCGCAGCGCTACACGGTGCCATGCTGGCCTGGGCGAGGCGCCCAGAGTCGGAGTTCCTACCGAAGCCGGGCCAACTGGCCGCGATCGCCCAGGAGACGCCTACCGCGGCGATGCGGGACGCAACCCACGCCTGGCAGGTGCTGAGCGCGTGCCGCGACATGCTGCAGCCACCGCGCGAAGACACGAGCGCGGCCGATGAAGAGCGGCGCCGCCAGCGGCGCGCGGACATCGCCGGGCTGCTGAGCGACTTCAAGTCCAAGAGCCTCCCGGCGGTCGAGCGCTCCCAACGCGTCCTGCAGCGCGGCGCCAAGGGCGCCGAGATCCCAGATGCCGAACTTCCGTACAGCGGCGGCACGCTGGCGCCCGGCTCAGCGCTGACGCCGCAGATGCTGCGCTTGCTCGGACGGCCAGTGCCCCAGGCACCCCCGCCGGCCGACGACTTCGAGTTCAGCGAGGAGGCCGGCGGATGATGCTGCATCCGAACGCTGCGATTCGCGTGCTGCGCAACGAGCTCGAGCGCCTCGGCGAAGCGCGCATCAGCCTGGTCGAGGATGCCAACGCCGATCGCCGCCGCCTCGAGCACCGCGAGGTGAACTACATGGCGACCCTGCGCATCCAGGCTCGCCAGGCGTCGGCAGCTTTGCTGCTCGACCAGGTCGACCGCGAGAGCGCCGAGCTGCGCGATGCGATCGCCTGCATCGAGGCGGTGTTCGAGTACGACCAGCAGCAACTGCCGTTCGATGAGGTGGCCGCCTAGTCATCCAACCGTGGCTTGACGCCCGGGCCGACCCGCCGCACCTTGCCGCTCGCGCCACCCCGACGCACTGCACCACCGCGAGCCATGAGACGACGATGCGCCTGGACCTGCACGTCCACCACCACTACGACGACTTCAGGATCCGCGCCCTCTTCGCCGAGCTGCTCCGGCCCATCCTGCAACGAGAGGAAGCCATCATGGCCCTTACCGCCAAACTCCAAGCCGCCGTCGACGCCGCCAACGCCGGTGTCGCCCAGGCCAACAACGAGCTCGAGGCGATCGCCGCCGCCCTGGTCGGCTCGCCCGACGTCGCCGCCGCCGCGGTCGCCGCCGCTATGGCCCGCGTGGGGATCGACGAAGACGCCGCCGCCGATGCGATCAACTCGGCGCGCGTGTCGGTGCAGGAGCACGTCGACTCGGTGTTCCAGAAGGTCGGCGTGCCGCAGCCGATCCCGGTGCCCCCGGTTCCGGTCGGTCCCGATCCGCTGGTGTTCGATGCGCCCGACCTGGCGGCCGCCACGGTGGGTCAGGGCTACACGGGCCAGGTGCACGCCAGCGGCGGCGCCAGCCCGATCACCTACGCGAGCTCGCCGCCGGATGACAACGGGATCACCTTCAATTCGGACGGCTCGTTCAGCGGCACGCCTGGCGAAGCGCGCGACACCTCGTTCAGCCTGACGGCGACGGACTCGTCCTCACCGCCGCTGACGGCCAACGCGACTGTGACGATCTCCGTGGCGGCCGCCGCTGTGATCGAGCCCGAGGCCGCGCCGACGGAAGATCCCGCTCCGACCGAAGGCGCCGGCGTAGACCAGGCACCCGCGGAAGCAGCAGCGCCCGACGCCTGACGAGATACGGAAGAGGGCGATGATCGAGGGCCCAGCTATCCGGCTGGGCCCTTTTCGTGCGCGGCGTCCTGCCTCTCCTGATGTTGGGAGAGGGCTTGGCGGGCGGCTTCGATTGCGACCTTCAGCTTCTCGATGTTCATGACGATCTGGCCCGTTCTAGGCTTCGTGAACTCGGTCGCCATCAGGGCTGTATCGTAGAGCGCCAGCATCTCAATCAACGCCCCCCGCATCCTGTCCCGCTGTTCCTCGGAGGTGCGGAGGGCTTGGGCGGCTTCTCTGAGAAGGGGGCATGGCCATGCGAGATAGATCAGCTTGTCTGCCAACTTCTCCAGTCTCTCGGTCAGTCCTTCCGGGGTTGTGTTGGTGGGTTCAGTCATTTGGTTTCTCCCGGGATTTCTTTGCCATCAGAGGTGTCCTCTTTTCGCGGGCAGTCGCACCACGGATTGCACCAAGTGCAGCGCTTCTTCTGGCAGACCACTTCCTCGAACTTGGTGGTGACCCAATGTCCAGATGGGTTGGCTCCGGATGGGGAGCGATAGGCTTTCGGGGGCGGCACGAGTTCGCAGCATTCGGCTCTCGAACCGCCATGGCCGGGGCAATCAACGCACGCCATCTCGCTTTCCGGGTTCATGTTCGGGCTCTTGGCGCGGGGTTCAGAACTTCGCCGTTGGTGACGTGGCCGTGCCAGCAGGTATCGTTCTCACAGTTGATCGACGGCGTGATGGTCGGCGCATCGGGTGTTCCGCCAGCGAGGGTCCAGACGAAATCAATGCCCGGCCCCGGTGCGATGGGCACAGAACACTCCACGCCCGCTCGGCGCTGGCATGGAAAGGCGCAACGCTTGTATGTTCCGTCTGGCCGCAGGCCCTTGAGGTAAGCGCGGTCGGTCATCCCAGCGACTCTTGTTCCACCACGATCCAGCCGTCGCCGTTGCAGGCGCTGCATTCGTAGTGGCGGCTTGAGCAGCCATAGAGCGCGCCGGGATCGCGGACCTCTTCATCGAAGCCGCCGTCACCACCGCAGGCATCGCATGTGACCTGGGTTAGCGCGACACCTCCGACCGCCTGCTTCAGGTCCCGGGATGGGCTATCCATTGTTCTTCTCCGAAGGAAAGCGGGTCACGAGCGGTTCCTATTCGCGCGGTGGGCCTGCGCTTCCGCGAACGTCATGCAGGGCAGGCCGACAGGACAGACCTTCACATGGTCCGGCCGGTACTCGCAGAACCGCATCGGCGGGTTGTGGGGGCAGTCGGGGCGCTCATCCCGGTTAGCCAGCATGCGGAGGGTGTCGGCGCACTCCCTGAGTGCTGCGCGCCGCTCGAAGGTGCCGTCTGGCTCCATTTCGGCCTGAGTTTCCCAGGTCTCAGCGAGTTCGAGCGCGAGAGCCTTGCTGATATCCGTCATTTCACTTCTCCGAAGGAAAGAGCTTGGCGTGGAGGGCGGATGCAAGGTCTCTAGTGGTTGACCACCGGCCACCGTTGATCACCCTCGCCATCTCCTCCGCGCTCGCCCGCTGTTTGAAGGTGGAGAGGGTGGACTCGGCGGCTTGGGCGCGTTGGCGCTGCTCGGCGCGGTCGTTGACCATCCAGCGCACGCCATCGAGGACGTAAGCCGCGTTTCCACGGACATCATCACCAAGCGCGAACCAAAGCTTTCGGTCCTCGGCTCGGAAGGCATCGCGTTGCGTCTCGGCGAGCTTCCTCGCTTCTTCCAACTCCCCCTCAAGGGAGGTGATGCGGGCGGCGAGTTCAGCCTGGGCCGCACGGGCGCGTTCTCGGTAGCCCTCTTGGTACTTGGGGGTATGGTAGTCCCACGGACCCGCGCCATCCTGCTCATCGCAGGCGCAGATAGCCCGAGCGCCCCTCTCCACCAGTCCCTCATCTTCTGTCTTTGTGGGCGGGGTCATTGGTCCGTCACCTTGCATCGGAAATGGTCCGGCGTGCCGTGGCTCGAAAGATCAATCGTGTCGAACTTCGCGGGAATGCCGCTCGCCGTGTCAGACGCCCAGCCAGACGGAGCGGCCACCTGCTGCCCGTCCTTGTAAGCCCCGCATTGGACATGGAACGTGCCGTCCGTTTCCGCCGTCAGGAGCCCAGATATTCTTGTGGCATACCCGTCATCGCTCACCCGGACATTGGTGATCGTGACGCCGGGTGGCATCTCGAACACGCCATTCGGCACAGGGGCCTGAACGGTCGTATAGGTGAAGGTGCGTTCGCAGGCCGAGAGTGCGAACGCCAGGGCCAAGAGGGCAATGCGCGGTGAGGGGGTCATGGCTTTACCTGTTCAGAAGGGTTTTGGTTCATCTTGAGACACACCGAAGCTTCTGGGGCCGGGGCCTCATCGCGGAGGGTCATGACTTCGGCCTTTGCGAGCGAGCCACGGCGGCGTCGTAGCGCCTTAGCGCGCGGGCCTGCTCTGCCTTGCACGAGCCGATGATCCGTCGCGCCCCGGCGAAGCCGTGCGGGCTTATCAGGCTGCTCTCCATCAGCACCAGAACTGCGGCGAAGATATTGAGATCGGTGTGGGCTGCGGCAGCTTCTTCGATGGGCAACTTCGCCATCAGTCTTCCTTTCCAGAAGGCTCGGCGTCAGCCTGCGATCCGTGACGCGCAGCGTCCGGTTGGCTTGGACTGGCGTATGAGGAACCCCCACCATCAGCGAGGACTGGGGGTACGGGGAGAGGTTGCCAGTGGGTGAACCTCGGGCGATGCACATACATCCCCTCGTGGCGGTATTGATCGAGCCGCCAGCAGTTCTCGGCAGAGTCCCACCACGCGTCAGCCGTCCGCTTCCAGCGATCATTCTCCGGCCAGTACCCCCACAGGTCGATCTCCGTCCCATCCCTAGGAGCCGTCTCGATGGGTCTCCATCCCTCTTCCGGCTGGACTGGGGGTACGGCTGAGAGCATGGCTCGGTAGATACGGCCGATCTCGTCGTAGCGAAGGCTGTCGCCGTCGTAATAGTCGTCAATCGCGGCTTTCGCAGCCTGGTCCATCTCTTTGGTCGGCTCTCGCGGAACCAGCACCCATCCCTCTTCCCTCAGAGCTGGGGGAATGGGTATGGATTCCCGGGGCTCTGGCTGGCGTTCAGCGGGGCTCGCGGCTTCGGCTCTGCGGGCCGCCTGGATCAGTCGGAGGGCCAAGCTCGGATCGAGAACTGCGTCCTCGAATGGCGGCAGGTGGCGAATGTGCTCCTCTAGAGCGTCAAGATCATAGACGGTACTCATGACCCCTCCTTCACATGGCTTGCGGGTGAGGGGGTGAGAGACAGTCTGATCGCGGCCAGTGAAAAGACCCCGGTGCAGGCTCCGGACCCCAGCAAATGGAAGGCATTGAATAGCGTATCCGTGTAGTGAGCCGCCACAAGTACCGTCAGGGCTCCGAATACACCGGCCCCCGCCGCGACCATGTACGTGGCGAATATTTCCCTACCTCGTTCACTCATGGGGTTTAGCCTCCGTGATCAGGGCCCTCTCAGCGACTTCCCGTAGGCGGCTCACAGCGCGTGCTCCCCGGACAGCCAGTCGGTGAAGTGCGCCCACAGGAACAGCCAGCCGGCGTAGAGGAACCAGGGGGCTGTGAACACCGCGACGAGCTTGACCAGCATCATGCCGCGATCCCCTCGAAGAAATAGCCGACCGGCGCGCTGAGCGCCTGCGCAAGCTGCCAAAGCCGCACGGCCGAGATGCGGTGGATGCCGCACTCGTATTTCTGGATCTGCTGGAAGGTCACGCCGGCCACGGCCGCCAGTTGGGCCTGGGTGAAACCCAGCATGCGCCGGCGCCTGCGGATGCGCCGGCCGATCAACAGGGCAAAGTCGTGCTCCGCGGCCGCGGGGACCAGGCCGAGCGGTTGATCCAGGGGTTCGTTGTCGATGTGGTGAGCCAGGGTGTCCATCTCAGGCGTCCCCGTCCGCGCCGCAGTGCTCGCAGTAGCAGCGGCCCTCGCCTTCGATCTCGTCGGTGTCCTGCACGACCCAGCTGTGGCCGCGCGGGTCGGCGCACTCGTCGTCGTCGTCCACGTCCATCTCGTGGTCATGGAACGAGGTGTCCAGCGCTGGGCTCGAGTAGCCGGGATAGGGCCGCCCGGTGTCGGGGTCGATGTCTTGGGGGTCGATCATGATCTTGTCTCCGAACCTCCGTGGTGTGCGAGGCCCAGCGACAATGCCTGAAACGTGGCCGTAGTTCAAGCCGCGGCGCGATGGGCCTCGAGACGCCTGCGACCGGCCTCAGTGACGATCCACGAGAAGTCCTGGCCCTCGCGGAAGTCGCGCCGGTCCGCCTCGATCAGCCCCAGCTTGCGCAGCCGGTCCTTCTCGGCCGAGCGGCGCAGCGGCCCCGGGAACGGCCTGGCGCTGACGGCCTGCAGTAGCTCGAGCTCGTCAGGAGAGAGTGGCCGCGCAGAGCCCGGCGCGCCCATCAGGCGTTCCCCATCGGGATCATCCGCGCCGCGCGGATCTCGGCCATCGTGGCGTTGGTCTGCGCCTGGAACGCTTCGTGCAGCTTGCCCCGGTGCTCGTCGGCGCAGCCCAGCAACGTGCCGTAGACGCTGGCCAGCGCCACCGCCATGCCCAGGTCCGACAGCGGGATGACTTGCACCAGCGCGGTAATGGCGAGGTTGACGGCGTTGACCGAGATGGCGGCGGCGGTCGCTTCCTCGTCGGCGCCGTCGGCGATCAGGGTCATCGGCCGCGCCTCGGCCAGCGCCACCTGGGCCAGCGCTTCGACCATGGGGCGCATGCGCTCGAGCATCTCGGCGGGAATGATCTGGCCCATCAGACGCTCTTCGCGATCAGCAGCACCTGCTTGGCGCAGTCGCTGTAGCCCAGGCTGCGCCCGAGTTCCCGGCGCGCGCCCGGCTCGTCGCCGCGCTCGGCCAACAGCTTCGCCAGTTCTGCGATCGCGATGGCCTGGTCCGCCATGCGCCGCGCGAGATCGGCGAGCATGCCGCGCTGCTGCAGCGCCTGATCCTCGAGCGGGGATAGATCGGTGTTGGGCATTGTCGTCTCCTTGGTGGTGTGCGGCGACGCTACCGCCCGCGCGACGAATAGTCCACAGGCCGAAATCGTGGTACGCGAGTCGTCGGCACGGCTGTGCATCAGCGGGAGAACGATCATGGGTTACGGGCAGGGCAGCGTCGGCGGCTCGGAAATGAACGCGCACAAGGTCATGGCTGGCGCGGACAAGGGCGGCAACTTCGGCGTGAAGAGCGCCTTCACCGGAGGCAATCAGACGCAGAAGGGCGTGCAGTCCTTCGCCGAGATGAACGACGGCGCTCGCGGCGCCGGCCAGAACGTCGGCGGCCGCCAAGCGGCGCCCGACCACGGCGACGCGGGCAAGGATCACTTCACCCGGGGCGGCGGCTACTAGGCCATGGGCGTCTCGCGCCGCGCGCTGTTCGGGCTCCTGGGGGCGGTCGCGGCCGCGCCGATGCTCCCGCGCACGGCGAAAGCCACGGTCGCTGACCTGAATGAAGCGAACCTCGAGGCGGCGCTCACCGACATCGCGATCCGCGGCCGCTACCCCCACACCGCCTACGCCCTGGGTTATGTGATCACTGGCCGAGACGCGGCTGGCCGCAGGGTTCGCGAGCGCATTCTTCACGACCCGGGCGCTGCCGACATGATCGACCGCGGAGGATGGACCTGATGGCCAAGCTCAGCACCAAGAAGCGCAAATCCATGCCGAAGAGCGAGTTCGCCGGCCCCGGCAAGTCCTTCCCCGTCAACGACAAGACCCACGCGCGCCTGGCCATCTCCGGCGCTACGCGCTCAGAGCGCGCCGGGAACATCTCGGCCGCGACCGCCGCGAAGATCAAGGCCCGCGCCCGGCGCAAACTCGGCAAGAAGTAGTGCGCGACCTCCCCGCCGACATCGCCGCCCAGGTGCTGCCGCCGCCCAAGTGGTTCACGATCCACCCACACCTCAACAACACCGGCCTAGCGCTGCGCTGGGCCATGACCGTGCAGACCCCCAACGGACCCCTCGAGCTCGAATACGGCCTGCCCATCCGCTCCGGCTCGGCCGGCGAGATGGCGCAGCTGACTGAAGCCCTGCGCCATAGCGCCTGGCAGATCATGGAGCTCGTGCGGCTGCATCAGATGCGCCTCGTCGACTTCGCCCGCGTCGATCGCCACAGCAAGCGCCCCGCCCGCGGCCGGCCCCTCACCGACGACGCGCACAAGATGCTGGCGGACGTCCAGGCGGCGCACCTGGCGCGCACCGAGCGTGGCCAGCGCGCCCTTGACCAGATCGTAGCGGAAACAGCCGCGCGCACCGACTAAGCCATGACCGGCATCACGCTCCTCCTCGACGGCGAGGCGATCCCCGTCACCAACCTGTTCGACGATGACGGCGATCCCGTCGAGACCTGGGAGGAAGCCACGATGTTCGTGGCGGGCCCGCTCCCCAACGGCCAGTGGATGAGCGCGCCCGTCGCCGAGTACCGCGTGAAGCGACTCGACTAGCGCGACCACGCGAACCTCGCTACCACTGCGCCACGCACCCAGGAATGGCGCGCCCAGGCATGAAGAAGTCACGACGTCCCAAGGTTCAGCCGCTCCCTGCGCGGGAGAAGGGCGCACGCAAGGGCCCCGCCAATGGCGCTCTTGCCCAGGCGCAGATGCGCGAACGCTTCGTCATCGAGTACCTCGTAGACCGCAACGCCACGCAGGCAGCGATCCGTGCCGGCTACAGCCCCAGGAGCGCGCACGCCCAGGCTCACCGACTGTTGAAGAGAGATGACATCCGCGCCGCGCTCGCCGCCCATCAACAGCGCGTGCTGCAGCCAGTGCTCGACCGCTACGCCGCGGAGGCCCCGCAGATCCTGCACGAGCTCGCCCTCCTCGGCATGTCGAACATGGCCGACTACGGCGCCGTGGACGACGACGGCCAGTTCCTGATCGACTTCTCCGAGAGCACCCGCGACCACTTCGCCGCCATCCAGTCCGTGAAGACCAAGCGCACCGTGCGCTACCGCGGCGAGGATCGGGAAGAGGACGTCACCACCGAGTTGCGCCTGGCCCCCAAGCGCGAGGCCCTGACCGAGCTCGCCAAGATCAGGGGCATGCTCAAGGACGGCGGCGACGTGGTCGTGCCAGTCCGGTTCATCACCATCTACGGCGCCGGCGGACCGACGCCGGAGCCCTACCCGGATGAGGAGGAAGCGGCATGACGTATCGCAAGGTGGACAAGCTCACCCCGAGCCAGACGCACGCGCTGCTCGACGCAGAGATCGCCTACCTGCGCGCGGTCGAGCGCGGCCTCATGAACCTGCCCGTCACGTTCTCCGAGAAGGATGGCGTGCTCGAGGCGTCGATCACATTCAGCGTCGGCGTGGACTTCGGCATCGCCGGCCGCGCACTGGCGCGTCACCACGCCAAGATCGCTCTCGGCCAGGCGATCGCCGGCCTGGCGTCCAGCTGTCCGCAGGAGGAAGCAGCGTGACCAAGCGTCCCCACTTCAACCACGAGAACACCTGGGCGCCGGTGCGCGACGCCGCCGAGTACAACGAGGACCCGCGCGCCTGGAAAGCGGTGGAGCTCGCCATGGGGTCGCAGTGGGAAGGGCGCGGCATCCCGAGCCCTCGCGACACCACCGCCTGCGTGTTCATCGCGCTGCGCGAGGCGGGGTTCAAAGTGGTGAAGGCGGAGTGAAGTTCCTCGCCGCCCTCTTCTACGCCCTCGCCATAGCCGGCGGCCGCGGCGACGTGCTCGACCACCTGGCCGTGGGCATCCTGGTGTTCCTGGGCGTCGTGTGCACCCTGCTGGCGATCGAGCGAATCGTGCAGGATGCGGTGCGGCCGGTGAGGAGCGCGTGGAAGGCGCCGGGCTGGTTCGACAGGTGGAACGACGAGGGACCGCCAGCGGACCTAATGCGCCCTCAAACGCGAGAAGAGTGGGCGGCGGACCTGCTCAACCACGCATGGCCGCCGCGGCACTTCGAGGAGAAATCATGAGCGAAGAGGTCAAACCCCCGCTGCACCACAAGCCCAGCCCGGGCCTGATCCGCGCCGAGGTGTGCGGCAACTGCCTGTTCGGCGTGGCGATCCCCGAGGACCTGAGCCTGGTGACCTGTCATGGAGTTCCGCCCACCCCAGCAATCTTCGGGATGACGCCGAATGGGCCGTCCATTCTGATGATGCGGGCCAGGCTGCCGCGTAGTGAAGCGGGGTGCGCTCTGCACCGGGGCAAGCTGGTGCTGGCGAGCTGATGCGCCGCGCGCCGAACCGTCGCCCAGCCTACGCCACGCTGGCCCAGGCGCAGAGCGGCCGCCACTATGCCAGCCACGTCGACCAGCCCGAGGGCGCGCAGTACGACCTGATGCTCGTCGATCATGAGACGATGGACCGCCAGCTGCACGCCTGCGATCCTGAGACCGCGCGCGGCGTTCCCAGCACCTACGACTACGTCGAGGGCGTCATCCGCGTGTGGCCGTGGCCGGCGGAGGGTTGGCAGGTCTGGTCGGGCGTGAGCGGGAAGGACGTGACGCCGTGAGCGGGGCCGATCGAACCCGGCGGCGAAACAATCGCCTTGCCGTCATCGCCGCTATCGAGCGCGGCCGCGCCCTGGCGTCGTGGGCCGTCGTCACTCGCGGGCTCGAGATGCTACGCCAGGCGCCCGCTATCAGCACCCGCCAGCGCGGCCGCTGCTATCTCTGCGGCCTCGAGTGGTTCGCGCGGCCTTCCAAGACCACGCAGCGCCTGCGCACGCGCGACCACGTCTTTCCCCGATCGGCCGGCGGGAAGGGCGACGCGAACATCCTGCTAGCGCACGACGGCTGCAACCAAGCCAAGGGCGACCGCTGGCCCAGGCCGTGCGAGGTGATCTACCTGGCCGCCATGTACGCCGCCCCGCTCAACCGCCAGATGGTGCACGCCATGCGCGTCGCGCGCATCCGCGCCGAGCGTCGCGTCGCATGACGCCCCCCGCCGACGGTGGCTGGCTGCCCCAGGAACCGCTCAGCCCCGCCCGCTACAACGACATCCCCTACGACTACAGCCCCGTGCCCACGTGCCAGGAGTTCGCGTGCTCCAACGCGCCCATGCGCGGGCTTATGGGGCCGTTCGGCTCCGGCAAGTCGACCGCCTGCGTGGTGGAGATCACCGCGCGCGCCAGGCGCCAGCGCATCGGGCGCGACGGCATTCGTCACAGCCGATGGGCGGTGATCCGCAACACCTACCGCGAGCTCGCCGACACCACGATCAGGACCGTCTTCAGCTGGCTGCCGCCGCATCATTTCGGCCGCTACATCGAGAACAAGCACAGCTACCAGATCAAGGCGATAGAGGGCTGCGACATCGAGATCCTCTTCCTGGCCCTGGACCGCCCCGACGACATCAAGAAGCTTCTATCCCTCGAGCTCACCGGCGGCTGGGTGAACGAAGCGCGCGAAGTGCCATGGAGCGTCATCGAGGCGCTGCAGGGGCGCGTCGGGCGCTACCCGGCGGTGAAGGACGGCGGCGTCAGTTGGTCGGGCGTCTGGATGGACACCAACCCGCCCGACACGGACTCGAAGTGGTACGGCTACTTCGAGGAGCGCAACTGGCTCAAGAGCTTCCGCAAGCTGCAGGAGAGCGGCGACATCCCGCGCGATATGCCGCCGGAGAAGTTCGCCCGCATCTTCAAGCAGCCGGGCGGCCTCAGCCCCCGCGCCGAGAACCTGGTCAACCTGCCGGGCGGGCGCAGCTACTACGCCAACCTCTCCGTCGGCAAGGCGCGCGAGTGGATCAAGGTCTACGTCGACGGCGAGTACGGCTTCGTCGTCGAGGGCAAGCTGGTCTATCCCGAGTACAGCGACCAGATCCACTGCCAGAAGGCCGATCCGATCGAGGGCATCACGATCGAGCGCACCTGGGACTTCGGGCTCACGCCCGCCTGCATCTTCAGCCAGAAGCTGCCCGATGGGCGCTGGCTGGTGTTCGACGAGCTCACCAGCGACAACATGAGCGCCGACGAGTTCAGCGACGAGGTGCTTGAGCATTGCGCCAGCGCGTTCCGCGGCCGCGCGTCGTTCGATGACGTGGGCGACCCGGCCGGGGAGATCCGCGTGCAGACCGACAAGAAGACGTGCTTCGACATCCTGCAGGCGAAGGACATCATGATCCGCGGCGCCATGACCCAGGACCCGCAGCTGCGCCAGGAGAGCGTGCGCAAGCCGCTGCGCACCCTGGTGAACGGCGAGCCGCAGTTCATCCTGCATCCGCGCTGCCGGGTGACGCGCAAGGGCTTCATGGGTGGCTACCACCGGCGGCGCCTGCAGGTGCCTGGGCCCGAGCGCTACAGCGCCACGCCGCAGGACAATATGTACACGCACCCCCACGACTGCATCCAGTATCGCGCGCTCGAACACTTCGCGCCGGCGCTGGTCAGCAAGCCGCGCGACGAGATGGATGACTTCTTCGTCGACCGCTCGGCCTACGGCGACGATCCCACTCGGGATCCGAGCACCGGGTATTAGGCCCGCCGCCCGCCCGCCGTTAGGCTGCTGAAAGCAAACAGGAATGATCCAAAAAAGGGCCATAAAGGGTCCATTTTAGGCCCGCCGGTCGCCCGCGTCTTGACAGCGACGCTGGGCGCGCGTCTTCTCCCGCAACACCACAGGAGACGACGATGGACAATCAACCGAATTTCTTCGACGTGCTGGGCCACTTCGTGGGCGCCCATTGGTGGCAGGCGGTGCTCGCGATCGTGCTGCTCTGGGCGTTCAACGCCTGGTTCGGACCCGTCTATTCGGTCTGGCAGGCGCACAAGGAAGGGCAGGCCGATCTCGCCCGGGCGCAGAACGATTCCAAGGTGCAAGTGGCTGAGGCCGCTGGGCGTCTAGCGGCGGCCGAGGCGAACAAGCAGGCCGCCATCGTGGAGGCGGAAGCTGTCGCCAAGCAGATCGAAATCATCGGCCAGAACGTCAAGGACCACCCGCTCTATCTGACGTGGCAGTGGGTGAAGATGATGGAAGAGCGCGATGGCCAGACCATCTACGTGCCGACGGAGGCGAACCTGCCCATCCTTGAGGCCGGTCGCGGCGTCACTCCGGCGAAGGGGTAAGCGACCATGACCCCTCTTCAGCGCATCAGCGTGTCGACCGCGCTCTTTGCCGACTGGCTGCGCGCCTACTGGCCGCTGATCGCCATAGCGTTCCTGCTGGGCTTCGTTGGCGGCCTGGCGATCAGCTTCGCGCCGGTGCAGCCGTGAGCACCATCTCCGGACCCGGCATCATGGTCGAGGGCGAAGACGTGCCGCTCCTGGTCGCAGGCGTCGTCGGACTGCTCGACGCCTTCATGGAGCATGCCGAGCTCGTGCATCCGCAACCCAACGCCACGCGAAAAGAGCGGCTCATGAACGCCATCTCCTCGGCGGTGCAGGTCATGCTCTGCGAGTTTGGCCCGATGGACGAGGGCGAAGCCGAGAGCGCGGCCATAGTGGTCGGCGCCGCCCTAGGCGCCGTCATGCGCGACTCCACCGTGGAGATGGCCGAGGGCATCGCCGCCGCTTTCCCCGGCTTCCTGCGCGGCATGGCGATGGCCTATTCCACGCCGATCGAGAGCATGCGGAGCAACCCCCAATGACCGCCAAGCTCTTCATCCGCGAGGTGGGCGAGCGCGAGTTCGTGCCGCACAACGGCGAGTACGAGACGATCACCGAGGCCGCCCAGGAGGGCGAGAAGCTCTGCACCCAGGGCAACGTCGAGGCGTTCGAGGTATGGGAGCGCGCCGTCGCCAAGGTGCGCGTATGGGACCTGAAGGACATCACCGCATGACCACCGACCAAGCTTTCCATCTCGCTGAGGGCGCGCTGCTCCTGGCCGCGCTCGTCACCATCCTGGGCCTGGCGGTGCTCGGCGCGTTCCACATCGGAGAGATCGTCTCGGGCAAGCGGCGCACAGAGCTCGAGTACGCGCAGAGCCTGGCGCGCGCCGCCGCCGAGAAGTACGGCCTCCCGCGCGGCTGGCGGCCGCTGCCCGACCTGATGGGTGCGCTCAGCCAGATCGACAACGCGCTGACGGGGCTACGACGCACGAAGCCCGGCGAGATCACCGGCGGACCCTGGATTGACGAGGCGCAACACATCACGCCCGAGATGATCGGCAAGCTGACGCGGCGGCGAGAGCACCCCAACATCAAGCCGATCGAGCCGCGCCGGTGAGCTACGTCCTGATCCTCGCGCCCAGCGCAGCGGCCCGTTGGCCGGCCGTCATCGGCGGCTATCTCAGCGAGGCCCAAGCCGTCGCTGCCGGCGAGGCTGCGACCATGACGCCGATGACGCAGCAGGGGTTCGAGGACGCTGGCTGGGGCATGAACTCGGCGCGGACACCCCTCGAGCTCTGGCTCTGGATGATCTGGCGCGACAGGCCCTGGGTCGCCTTCACCGTGATCCCCGGCGGCATGGGACACGAGGCGCAAATCAGGCCGGGCGAGTTCTTCCGCGTGTCGGCCGAAGAGCTCCGCTCGGTGATTGGCCGATGACTGACACCCGCTGGTATCTGCGCCGCGGCAAGTTCCCCGGCTGGGTCGAGATCCACCTGGCCGAGCGCGGCGGCCTGCAGCGCGGCCTGCGCTGGACCTTCTTCGGCACGATGGACGTGGCGATGCGTGCCTATTGGCTCGTCCAGATCGCCGACGCCCGCGAGCACTTCGCGCGAATGATCGCCCAGGCCGACGCGCCACCCACGCGCCTCTACGACCCCTCGGAAGCCGATGGCCCTAGATGAGGACATAGCCCGCGTCGCGGCCATGCGCGGCCAGAACACCGCCGAGGCGCTGGCGAAAGCCGCGCGCCTGGCCCAGCCCGACCTCAAGCGCGATATGGTGGCGCTGATCCTCAAGCCCTCGCCCGACGAGCGCCAGGACATCCGCTGGTTCGATATGCTGCCCCCGGCCAGCCGCGCGTTCATCCGTGAGTGCGAGACGCCGCTGTCCTCGACGTGGTGGGCCTGGAACCTGCACGAGAGCGGCTACCAGGAAGACGAGCTCATCAAAGCAGTGCAGTATCTGCTGAACACCACGGGAGACAGACGATGAAGTTTCGACGCTACCGACCCGGCACGGGTGACGGCGCAAAGCGCCAAGGGGAGTTGGATCGGACCCGGAACATGCGCGGCCCCACCGACTCGATGTCCCGCCAGCGCACGCGAGCCCGCCAGCGGCTGTTCGCCGACAGGAAGCCCCGCCCCAGCGATCCCCTCCGCAAGCGCGCCCGCGTCTCGACGCGCGTGATCCTCGAGGCCAACTACAAGAGCTTCCGATGACCGAGCAGTTCAACCACCGCCTGCCCGTCGACGGCCCGCGCCCTCGCCGCGTGGTCGACATCGCCCGGGCGAACGCTGCGCTGCGCAAGCACTTCCGGCGCCTGGACTTGCAGCGGCCCATTCACCCGCTCTACGCCGAGGCGCGCCGCGTGGCGCCCGCCGGCACGTTCGGCTACGGCATCGACCACCGCGGGCCGTGGGCCCGCGTCGGTGATGCCACGGCGCGCGGCAAGACCCTCGAGGCGGCCCTCGAGGCGGCCCTGGCGAAACACAAGGAGACGGAATGATGGCCAAACTCCCTGACCTCACGCCGGTGAAGTCCTCGATGATGACGGGCTACGCCTACGACCCGAACACCCGCGACCTGACCGTCCAGTTCACGTCCGGCGCGGCCTACAGGTACGCCGACGTGCCGGCCGAGAAGGTCGAAGCGATGGCCGGCAACAAGTCGATCGGCGGGTTCTTCATGCAGAAGATCCGCGACCACCATGCGAGCGTGAAGCTCTAGGAGACGCCATGATCGACAGCCAGACCGACAACATCGGCGAAGACATTGAGATCGTTGCCGCCATGTTCCGCGCGGACGGCGAGCCCACGGCTGGCCAGAAGGACGCGGCGGCGCGAGTGGTGGTTCGGACGCTCATGGACATGATGTCCGTCGCCGCGAGCCTGCGGCGCATCGCTAATGCGCAGGAGCGACTGGCCGCCCAGAAGGAAGGCGTGTCGACCATCGTCTATGAACGACCTGGCGGCGCGGGTAGCGGAGGGCCCGCCTGATGCCCTGGACCCCAGCCCAAGCCAGCCAGAAGACCAAGAAGGCCAACACCCCGAAGAAGCGCCGGCAGTGGCGCGACGTGGCCAACGGTGTCCTGGCCAAGACCGGGGACGAGGGCCGCGCGATTCGCGAGGCGAATGCGGTGGTGCGCGGCAAGACGGCATTTCCGAGGAAGCGGTGAGCGAGCGCAGCCACATCGACGCGGTCCAGCACATGACCAAGGCGTTCTCCCTGGCCATGACGGTCGATGAATACGCTGCGCTGCCCGACCGCCAGGCCGTCACGGCGGCGGTCGCCGGCATGCGCTACCGTGACAGCGCCCATCCGCGCCTCGTGTTCGCGTGCGTGGGCCCAGGCATCGACTGGCACCGCTACTGGTGGGAAGCCTACCCCTGGCATGCCCGATGAGGCCCGACCTGCGCAAGCTCTCCGATGACGACTACCGGGCGATCTACCTCTCCCGCGAGTCCGCGCCGGTGCTCGCGCAGCGTTACGACGTCGGCGTCACCACGATCACCCGCATCTGGGCCCGCGAGAGCAAGGCGGCGCTTGTGGCCACCGCCGATCTGCCTCGCCGCCAACGCCGGGCGCACCCCAGGCTGTCGCTGTGGTCGCGACGGCGCGCGGTCAATCACTACGGCGAGACGCCGTGACGCCCGAGCCCCACCAGGTCGCCATGCGCGACGGCCGCCGCCAGCGCCGCACCATCAACATCGCCTACCTGGCCCGCGAGCCGCGCTGGATCGTGCGCCACCATCAGCGCACCGACAGCGAGTGGCTCAACCCCGTCGAGCCGGACAATCCATCGCGCGGCTACAGCTACCACGAGCCCGCGCTCTACGAGTGGGTCGACGACGCTGGGTGAGAGATTGCGCCACGCCCGGGCATCACGGGGGGACGGTGCAGTCCAGGAAGGACTAAGGGCGTGGCGCACGCCCTGTTTGCCACACCCCCGCGGCGCGCGCTACTGAAAGCGCATGATTGCGCCAACGACCGTCCCCGTGGAACGCCTGCGAGAGCTGTTGTCATATGATGCAGCGACAGGAGTGTTACGGTGGCGCATCTCCTGGAACAATCGCCGAGCCGGTCAGGTCGCGGGCACGGTGAACACCAGGGGCTATCGCCGCATCAATGTTGACGGCGTGTCCGTGGCGGCGCACCGCGCGGCGTGGGCTCTAAAGACCGGGGCATGGCCGGCGATGGATATTGACCATGAGGACGGAGTGGGAGACCACAACTGGTGGATCAATCTACGCTTAGCCACCGACGAACAAAATCAGGCTAACGCCAGATTGAAGAAGACCAATACTAGCGGCTTCAAAGGCGTCTCTCGCGTAAGGTCCGGTAGGTGGCAAGCGAATATCTGGTACAAGAAGCGGAGCATCTATCTGGGGCGCTTCGACACGCCCGAGGAGGCGCACGCGGCCTATCTGAAGTCAGCCCGACTACTTCGGGATCCTCTATTTGTGAGGGCAGCCTAAATGGCCTACGTGGACTCGAGTATCGGCTCTTCCGCCCTGGCCGCGGCCGGCCCAGCCCCCGACGACGATGACCTCAACCAGGCCGCCGGCCCCAATGACGACGAGCTCGAGGAAGACGAGACTCAGCAGCGCACGCCCAAGGAGCGCGACGCACCGGCGGGATCGCTCCTCGAGCAGCTGATCGACAACATCGAGGACATCAACCTCGCCCGCTACCTCGAGGACGCCGAGCTCGACACCATCGGCCAGCAGTGCATCCGCGAGTTCGATCTCGACAGCACCTCGCGCGCCGGCTGGGAAGAGCGCGCCATCGCGGCGATGAAGTTCGCCACGCAGGACGCCGTGCCCAAGACTTCGCCCTGGCCGGGCGCGTCGAACGTGATCTATCCGATGATCGCGCGCGCCGCGATCGACTTCGGCAGCCGCACCTATCCGGCGATCGTCCAGGGACGCAACGTGGTGAAGGGCGTCGTCTGGGGCGATGACGATGGCACGCCCGCCACCAAGGACAGCCACCCCGACGGCCAGCCCCGGCTGAGCACGGGCGCGCTAATGGGCGGCGCGGCGCCCGCGCCGATGGCCGCAGCCGCCATACCCCCGCCGCCGGCGCCTGCCCCGCCGATTGGCGCAGCGCCAGGCCAAGGCGCACCTCCCGGACCGCAGCCTTCCGAGCCGGTCGAGCCGCTCTGGCTGGTCGCGCCCGGCGAGAAGCAGAGGCGCGCCGACCGCATCGGCGAGCACATGAGCTGGCAGCTTCTCGAGGAGATGCCGGAGTGGGAACCGCAGACCGACCTGGGCTTGCACCAGATGCCGGTGTGCGGTGGTTTCGCGCGCAAGAGCTTCCATGACCCGCTGCTGGGCCGAAACCGCAGCCTGCTGGTTTCATTGATGAATTTGGTCTGGAACTACCACGCTCCCAGCTTCGAGCTCGCCCCGCGCCACAGCGAGAAGCTGCTGGTCTACCCGCACCAGATCACCGAGAACGAGCGCTACGGCGCCGACGAGCCTGACGACGACGAAGACGCCGACGACGGCATGTGGATCCACTACGATTACGGCCCCGGCGGCGCCGGCGAGGGGATGCGGTTCAACTACGACGACGCGGTGCAGAGTGGCGACCAGGCCGACCCCGATGCGCCGCACTTCTTCATCGAGCAGCACCGACGCCTCGACCTCGACGAGGACGGCTACCCCGAGCCCTACATCGTCACCGTCCACCACCGCTTGGCCAAAGTCGTGCGCATCGTGGCGCGCTACGACCGCGAGGGGATCGACGCCTCGGAGGACGGCAACACGATCAAGGCTATCCAGCCGGCCGACCAGTATACGCTCTACCCGTTCCTGCCGAACATCGACGGCGGCTCGCACCCGATGGGCTTCGGCCACCTCATCAAGCCGCTGAACCACGCGATCAACACGACGCTGAACCAGATGTTCGACGCCGGGACGCTGCAGAACGCGGGCGGCGGCTTCATCAGCGACCAGCTGGGCATGCCCTCCGGCCAAACGCTGTTCCAGGTGGGCAAGTTCGTCCGCGTGAACGCCAAGGGCGGCTCGATCCGCGACGCGATCTACTCGCCCGACTTCAAGGGCCCCTCGACGGTGCTCTTCCAGCTGCTGGGGCTGCTGATCGGCGAGTGCAAGGAGCTCGCCTCGCTCAACTCCGTGCTGCAGGGCGACGCCCAGATCGCCAACGCGCCGCCGACGACGATCCTGGCGCTGATCGAGCAGGGCCTGAAGGTCTACACCGCCATCTACAAGCGCGTGTGGCGCGCCGAGAAAGCCGAGCTCGCCAAGCTCTATCGCCTCAATCGCCTCAACATGAAGGACACCGAGCGCTACCTGGCCGGCGACGTGGCGCGCGAAGTGACGAAGGAAGACTACCGCCTAGGCGGCGGCGTGACCCCGATCGCCGACCCGACCATGACCACCGATATGCAGAAGCTGGCGCGCTCCGAGATCCTGATGATGTTCAAGGGCGACCCGCTCGTGAACCAGGTCGAGATCCGCAAGCGCCTCTTCCAGGCGGCGAACATGGACCGCATCGACACGCTCTTCGTCCAGCCCGACACGACGGCGATGCAGATGGCGATGCAGCAGCAGCAGGCGCAGCTCGGCCTGACGCGCGCCCAGGAGCTCGAGCACCAGACGCACGCCTTCCTGAACATGGCCCTGGCGCGCAAGAACGCCGGCGCGGCCCAGGAGGCGCAGATCGACGCGCAACTGACGTTCATGCGCCTGCGCATCGAAGCGCTGAACGCCCAGACCAAGGCGGCGGGTGTCGACCACAAGTACCACGACACCGCCGTGCGCGCGGCGTCCGACGACCTACAGCGGGCGCACGAGCGCTCGATGGCCGAGGCAGCGGACTTCCCGCAGGCGACGGCGCCCTCCGAACCGGGGCCGGCCGTCAACAAGCCCACGCCCGGTGGTGAGCCTGGCGCCGCGCCGCCTGCGCCGCCGGCCGCCGCGCTCCCCGCCACCCTGCAAACCCCTCAGGAATAGCCCATGGCCGGCTTCGACCGCCCCGACACCGTCCTGCTCGAGATCAATCCCCAGGAGTGGATGCTCTGGCAGCATGGGCCCATCACCGCGGCCTTCCTGCAGTTCCAGGACGACCAGATCGCGGTGTGGCGCGAGCTCGCCGCCGATCTTCTCGAGGCGGGCGCATTCCACAGCGGCGAGACCCACGAGGACCGCAACCCCGACGTCGTGCGCGGCAAGCTGATCGCGATGCGGAATTTGCGGGGAATCACTCTTGAGGCCATACAAGGCTTCTACGGCAAGGAACCGGCCGAAGCTGAGGAAGAGACGTAGGCATGGGAAGTGCGGTTGGCGGCGCTAAGGCAGCCGTCGTCACAGGCTCAGCGGCGGCCGAGATCGTCAGCACGATCCGAGGCGCCCAGGCCGACTACATCCCGGCCCCCTGGTCGGGCGAGAACACCTCCGGCCTTCGCCCCTATGGGCGCAACATCCTCGTGCGCATGGACGAGTGCTCGCAGACCGTGGGCAGCGTGATGATTACCGACGACCGCAAGGAGCGCATGGACGCCATGAGCGTCACCGGCTGCATCTACGCGGTGGGCCCCGAGGCGTTCCACTACTTCGACAACGGCCGTCCCTGGCAGGGCGACAAGCCCCTGGCCGGCGAGCGCGTCTACGTGGCGCAGTACAGCGGCGTCGTGGCGATGGGCATGGACGGCGGCTTCTACCGGTTCATGGATTACAACTGCCTGGCCGGCGGCTACCTCGACGCCGAGGCCGCGGCCAGCGCCGCCATCGTTCACCGCGTCGAATAGGGAGCCCCCGATGTCCATGACCGACTCCGACGACGACCTGGACGGCGACTTCGAGGATGAGGAGCTCGACCCGGTCTCTGTCGAGGAGCGCGCCAGGGCCCAGGGCTGGCGGCCAATGCCGGCCGATCCGCAGAACCCCACGCGCGACGAGTACCGCGGCGACCCGCGAAATTGGACGACCGCCGAGGAGTTCCTCGAGAAGGGCGAGCGCGAGTGGCCGATCATGCGCGACAACAACCGGCGCATGAGCGAGCGCCTGGTGCGGCAGGGCGAGGAGCTCGAGGGGCTGAAGCGCACCGTCGGCGATCAAGCCGAAGCCATCCGCGCCGCGACAGCCCTGGCCCAGCGCGCCGATGAGCGCGGCTACAAGCGCGCCCGCGACGACATCCTTGCGCGCCAGAAGGAAGCGGTCTCGGCCGGCGACGAGGTGGCGTTCGACCAGATCACCGCCGAGCTCAACGCGCTCGACAGCGCCCGCGAGGATCAGCGCGAAGAGCCGCCGCCGCGTGCCGAGCCACCTCCGGCGCCCGCGCCCACCATGCCGCCCGAGACCCGCGCGTTCATCGCCGCGAACCCGTGGTTCAATGACACGACGCGTCCCTACCTGCACAACGCCGCCATCGAGTTCGAGAAGGGCGAGTCCCTGCGCGACCCCGATGCCACCCTAACCGAGCGCTTCGCGATCGTGCTCAACCGCATGCGCGCAGCCTTCCCCGAAGACTTCTCCGAGGGCGACGAGATGCCGCAGCGACGCGACCCCTTCCGCCGCCGTGCGGCCCCTTCGATGGAGCCGTCCACCGTGCCGCTGCGCCGGCCGCGCCAGGGCGCCTCGCCGATCGACGCCATCGCCGACCAGGAAGAGCGGCGCCAGGCGCGCGCGGCGTTCAACAGCATCAAGCGCGGCATGCCCGAGTACACCGAGGCGGAGTACATGGCGGTCTACGACGACCCCCACGCCGACGTGCTCGACGTGATGAAGCAGCACAGGAAGAAATAGGCCATGGCCCCTCGCCGCGTTCCCGCCGCCGCCCCCGCCGCGCGCCTGCCTGGTGCGCCCGTCGCCGCTTCCGCGGCCGCCACCGAACCGATGGCCGGCGCCAAGGGCGGCGCGCCCGGCAGCGGGTTCTACAGCCCCGAGCCGGATGGCCCGAGCGCCGATGAGCGCGCGCTGCAGCCCGGGGCGGCCGCGGCCTTCCGCGAGCAGGTCCAGCGCGAATCGATCGTGGTTTCCGAGCGCGGCGGCACCGCCGATGTCGAGGTCGCCGGGCGCGTCGCGATGGAGCACAACGACACCGACGAGAGCCTCGCGGAGACCATCGCCAGGATCCGCGCGACGCGTAAGCCGCTGGGCGCTTACAGCCAGAAGCTTGCGCTCGCCCAAAGACAAGGTTATCACCGGCACTGGTTCAACGATGTCGCAGGACGCATCGATGAAGCCAAGGCGAGCGGATATGCCCATGTCGTCGACGCCGACGGCAAGCCGATCTGCAGAGCCGTAGGGTCCGGCCGAGACAAGGGTGTCCTCTACGCCTACGCCATGGAGATCCCCAAGGTCTTCTTCGAGGAAGACCAGGCGGCGAAGCACAAGATGGCCAGCGACCAGCTGGACGCCTTGAAAGGCTCTCCCTTCCGCGCCCCCGCCGGCTCGGCCCAGAAGTCAGACGCAGGCAAGTTCTACGACCCGGTTGAGACAGGCTCAGGCCCCCTCACCATCGAAAAGAGCAACTAGCTCTCGGGCCAGGCGCCCACGCACTCAGGCACGCACGGCAAGACGGTCTTCGCCAAGTAGGGCGGTCATCGTCATCGTTCGGCAACCTTGAGGGCTTCACCGCTATGGCCAACAACAACTCTCCGATGGGGCTGCGTCCCATCACGAACAACGCCGGCGTGACCACCGGACGCGGGCGTCTGGTCTCATTCGCAGCGAACGATTCCAACAACATCTTCCTGGGCGATCCGCTGGTGCCCACCGGCGTCGCCGACGCCTTCGGGGTCCCGATCGTCACTATCGCCACCGCTGGCGCGGCGAACACGATCCTGGGCGCCTTCAACGGCATCGCCAACGGCCCCGCGAAAGCCGGGAACGCCGCCTCGACGATCACGCGGGACCTACCGGTCTACCGCCAGGCGTCGATCCTCAACTACGGCTTCTGCCTGGACGACCCCAACCAGCTTTACGTCGCGCAGGAGGACTCGCTGCCCCTGTCGGCCGGCTTCATCGCCGCGGCGAACGGCGGCTTCACCAACGTCAATCTCATCGCGGGCGCGGGCTCGACCGTGACGGGCTTCTCCGGCTGGCTGCTGGATAGCTCGAGCGACGACGGCAACGCCAACCCCACTTTCCAGATCCGCATCATCGGGCTCCTGCGGGCGCCGGACAACGCCATCGGCAACTACGCCAAGTGGCTTTGCCGGATCAACCTGCCGGCCCTGTGGGGCGCCTCCGGCTACTAAGTTCACCCTCGACCCGGCCCCCTGTGTGTCGCCCAGGGGCTCGGATTACAGCAGCGGCGGCGGAGAACATCGATGGCCACGGTTGGCGGCGTTATCACCACCGGTGCACACCCGAAAGCCCTTTGGCCCGGGATCAAGACCTGGTGGGGCCGGCAGTACGCCGAGCACGACCAAGAGTACCCGATGCTGTTCGACGTCGAGACGTCCGACAAGGCGTATGAGGAAGACGTCGAAATCTCCGGGTTCGGCATCCTTCGCGAGAAGGACCAGGGCGGCGCACTCAACTACGACGCCGAGGTGCAAGGCTCCGTCACCCGCTACACTCACGTGGCGTACGCGGGCGGCTACATCGTCACCTTCGAGGAGCTGCGCGACGACCTCTATGAGGTGGTCTCCAAGCGCCGCTCCGCCATGCTGGCCTTCGCGGGCCGGCAGACGGAAGAGATCGTGTCGGCCGGGGTGTTCAACCAGGCGTACAACGGCACCTTCACCGGCGGCGACGGCCAGTGCATGATCGCCTCGACCCACCCCTCGCTGGTGGGCAACCAGTCGAACCTGCTGGCGACCTCGGCGGACCTGTCGGAGACCTCGATCGAGGACCTCGGCATCCAGATCATGCAGGCCACCGACTACCGCGGCAACAAGATCAGCCTGACGCCGCAGTGCCTGGCCATCTCGCCCTCGCAGTATTTCGACGCCAACCGCATCATCAACTCGGTGCTGCAGAACGACACGGCGAACAACGCCATCAACGTCATCAAGGCGTCGGGCATGTTCCCCAAGGGCATCGTGGTGAACCACTACTTCACCTCGGCCACCGCCTGGTTCATTCGGACCAACGCGCCCTACGGCACGCGCTTCCTGTGGCGCGACAAGCCGATGTTCGACACCGACAACGAGTTCGACACCAAGAACGCCAAGGCCGCCCAATACATGCGCTTCAGCGCCGGTTGGACGGACTGGCGCGGCTGGTTCGGCACGCCAGGCGTCTAGGCGCCTAGCAGGGACGACGGGGCGGCCCCTACGGCCGCTCCTAACCTCTAACCGCAGCCCGCGAAGACCGCAGGCTCAGGAGAACGACGATGGCCGGTACACCTTCAGCATTCTGGGCGCCTGTCCATCGCGTCCTCGCCCGCATGCCGCCCGGCTCGCTTGGTCTCCCGGCCCTGGCCGGGCCCAGCGTCGACTACCTCGGCGCCGGCATCCAGGACCACCGCCTGCCCTACAACACCGCACAGTCCGACACCGGCGCGGGCGTCGTGGGCTTCTACGGGGCCGACAGCTTGGCGCTCAGCTTCATTCCCGCCACCAAAGGCACCGCGAAGATCGTGGCGCTGGCCAACGCCTCGAGCGGTGTGGCGATGACGCTGGCGGCCGCCTCGACCGGGATCACCGTTGTCCCGACCGGCGGCCTGCTCGTCATGCCCAGCCTGAATGTCGTCCCCGCCGCCGCGCTCGTGATCGACGGCAACCCGGCGCTCAAGAAGTTCGGCAACAAGGGCTTCACCACCTTCTACGATCGCGCGAGCCTCGGAGCGCGAGCGCTGTCCATCACGGGCGTGTCGGGCGGCGCTGGCGGCGACTTCATCATCTCGGGCTACGACACCTTCGGCTACCCGATGACGGAGAAGATCACCGCCGCGGCTGGCATCGCGACGACCGCGGGCAAGAAGGCGTGGAAGTTCGTCACCTCCGTCGTGCCGCAGTTCAGCGACGCCCACAACTACAGCGTCGGAACGCTCGACATCTTCGGCCTGCCGATCAAGACGCTGCTCTTCAGTGACAGCCTGATCCACTGGAACGACGCGCTCATCACCGCCAACACCGGCTTCGTCGTCCCCGACGCCACTACGCCCGCCACGAACACCACCGGTGACGTTCGCGGCACCTACGCAGTGCAGGACGCCGCGGATGGCACGAAGCGGCTGGTGATCCGCTGCTGGCCGTCCCTGACCGCCGTGCAAGCCGATCCCACCATCGGGCTCTTCGGGGTCGCCCAGGTCTAGTTCCGCTTCACCCTTGGATGGCCCTGGCGGGCCGGAGAGGACACCATGGCCGACGTCGCCTCAGTCCAGATCATCGAGAACGGCTTCCGCAACGTCGTGCTCAATGTGGGGCTCGTCTCCGACGGCTCCGGGATCACGAACCAGAAGATCTTCGACGCCACCTCAACCGGGGTCTACGGCGTCACGATCGGCGGCCAGGTGTTCTATCCCGGGCTGCACACGAAGATCATCGGCATCGACTTCGACGTGCAGGACCAGAAGTTCCGACTGGATTGGGAGGCGTCGGCCAACTCGCTGATCTTGGCCTACGGCGCGTCGCCCACCGACTTCGCGTGGCACAAGATGGGCGGCATCCCGGTCCCGACCGGCCTGGCCGGCGCGACGGGCTCGATCCTGCTCAGCACGATCAGCCCCATGCCGGACGCCACGCTGAGCTTCATTCTTCGGCTTCGGAAGGACATCAAGCAGTCATGAGCCGGATTCTGGCCCGCCTCGCGGCATCCCTCCTCCTGCTGGTGGCGCTTGCGCCGGCGGTGGCCCATGCGCAGCTGTCGAACGGCAACGTGGTCTCGTCCTGCGGCACGCCGAACACCGCCTACGGCGTCAACAACACGCGCGCGATCACCCAGGACACCACCGGGCTGCTGTGCACCGGCGCTACGTTCACGGGTTCGATCACCGTCACCAACGCCTTTGCGCTCGAGACGACCCAAGTTGTCAACGCAGCGCACCTAGCCGCCATCGAAGCGGCGATGGCCACGCAGGCCGACGTCAACCTGAAGCAGATCGCGGGTGTCAATACCGCGACGGGCGCGGGCACAGCGGCCGGGGCGCTGCGAGTCGAGTTGCCGACCGACGGAACCGGTGTCGTGGGCCTCTCCACCAACACCGGCGCAACCCGGCTTATTCAAACGACGGCCTCGGCGCCGATCACCTCCACCAGCGCCACGACCACCCTCGTCGTCGCGGCCTCCGGCTCTACGAAGGTTTACGTCACACACTACGATTGGGTTTTGTCCGGCGCCGGAACGGTGGCCCTGATCGCCGGCACGGGTGCAACCTGCGGCGGCGGCACGCACTACCTGACCGGCGCATCGGGCCACACGGCGTCTTTCGCCGCCAATGGCGGCATCAGCGCCGGCAGCGGCCTGGGCCCTATCCTCGTCACCGCCGCCAGCGAGGCCGTGTGCATCATCACCACGGGCGCGGTGGACACAGCGGGCTCGCTCTCCTACGCGCAGTTCTAGTCCATGAAGTTCTTGCGATCCCTTCTCATCGGGCTGGCGGCCTGGGCGCTGACCGTCGCGCCGGTCGCAGCGGCGATCACTGTCGCTGACCTCGGCGTAGCTATCAGCGCTTCCTCCGTCGCCACGATCACGATCACCACCGGAGCAAACGATTGCCCGGTCGGAAGCTACGTCTTCGTGGCGCTGGCGGTCGGCAACAGCTCGGCCTGGACCGTCAGCGACGGGCATAGCAACACCTATGCCGCCCTGAATACGACGTACACCACCAACCAGAAGCTCGTCCTTATCTCGGCCAAGGTGACGACCGACGTCAGCCCCAGCTCCAGCTTGCAGATCAACTGGACGACCAACAGCACGCCTGCCGCCGCCGCCATCTGCGTGACCGGGCTGCTTGCCACCACGCCGCTCGATAAGACCGGCGGCGGCTATGACAGCGTGACCACGCAGACCAGCATTACCGGGACCGGCTCCCCCCTGACGACGGGCCCGCTCAGCGTCACCAACGAGATCGTCATCGGCGTCTGGAACACCACCGCCACCTATGGAACCTGGGTAGAGGACGCCAATTTCACCTCCGACAACTTCCCGACCCCAGGCGCCAACCACAACGTCCGCATCGCCCATTGCGTGACGAACTGCTCGGCGACGACCTCCGTGGGCTACGCGCCGACCTGGGCCACGAACCGCATTGTCGGCGCTCAGGTGTGGTCGTTCAAACCTGCCGCGGCTTCCTCTGCCGCTCCCAAGGGAACCTTGCTCGGAGTGGGCCCATGAAGCGCCTTCTGCTGGCCTTGTTCGCGGTCTTCGCGCTCAGCACGGAGGCTTACGCGACAGGCGCCGGCCGATTGCGGCTGGGCTTCATTCCGCCGGCATCCGCGTTGCCAGCCAACCAGACGCTGAACATCGGCACGAAGACCTTCGCAGGCTATGGCGGTTGTAACAGCAGCAATTCCGGCGGCTCGGTTCCCTTCCTCAACATCACCTACACAGGCACGCACGCCTCTTCCTTGGTGTTCTCCCAGGCCGTTCCCGGGAAGATCAGCACCGACACGCGCCTGAAGATCGACAGCCATAACTGCGTGGTCCCGAACGGGACTTACGGCGGAACGCCGACCCTGGCCGTCACCACCGCTACCTACGTCATCACTGACACCTTCGGCGCCACCGGCAACCTCAACGTGGTGGCGGTGCCCAACCGCTTCGACGTGACGAACATCGATCCAGGTGACGGCTCCAACGTGGATACAGCGAGTTGCACCGCGGGCAGCGCCTGCGGAACTATGGTGACGCAATTCAGACTAGTTCTTGAAAAGACCCCAGCGAGCGGCGGCCCGGTCATGGGCGATAGTGTTTACCTGCGCTGCGGGGCCATCATCGACCCTCCGGTCTGGGATCGAGTCACAAGCGCCAACGCAGCAACAGGTGTTGTCACGCCGGGGGACCTCCGGGTCACGCGGCCCCTGGATTCGGCCATGACGAACGCCTACGCCAATGGCGGCTATACGATTTTCACGCTCCCTGACGCCGACAAGATCACCATCACCGACGAGTCTCCGGGCTGCGCCACCATTCGACATATCCGGCTCAGCGGCGCGACGCAGACCGTTCAGGGCTTCAAGTTCCTGAATTTGAACCACCAGCGCGACTTCAACGGGACCAATGGCTTCGCCACCAGCGATTCGATCCTGACCATCGGGCCTGGTGGATCGGTTGCGCAGAGCTTTGTCGAGGTTGCGTCCTCAACCTTCCAGAGCAATTCCGGCGTCGTCGGTCAGCGGGGTCAGCAGGGCATCTACACGACCAGCGTGGGGGTCGGGTCCACGGGCTGCACGACGGCGACTGTCGCCTACCATGACAACGGCGCGGGACCGAACAACGGCTTTGGCGCGACCGCAACCGCAACGATTGACCAGCACGTCGGGGCCGGCAATCCCGGAGTCATCACCGGCTGGGGGCAGAGCACGAATGGCAGCGGCTACAGTCTTCAGGGCACACCAGCTACGACCGCGACCGTCACCAGCGATTGCACAGGCAGCACTCCCACGGCGACGCCGCACCTGAATGGCATGGATCTGGTTTCCGGCATCAGCGCCCTGGGGCCGAACAAGGAACTCTACATCCACGACAACATCTTCACCGATATGTTCGATGGGGTGAACCTGACCGGCAACCTGACCGCCTCCGACAACAGCGCGACAGATTTCTGGATCATCGGCAATACTTTCGAGCGCCCTTGGATCGCAGGAATCCAGACGACCGCAGCTGGCCCGGTCTATGCGGACTGGAATTTCACCAAGAATATCAAATACGCCTCGGGGTATTGGCATCCCGACTGCGAGATTGATCTCTATTCGACTCTTGGCGCTGGCGTGACCTACCAGTTTGGCGAGCGCATCGGAAATATCTGCGTTCGGGCCACTGGCTTGACGACGACGACACCTGACGGGGCTTGGGCAGACTCACAGGGCTGGTTCATGTCGAATCCGGTGAACGGAGGCGTGGCCAATGGCTCGATAAGCGCCACCACTGTTACCTTTACCGCGAACCCCGGCGTCTTGGCCGTCAACAATACAATCACGGGTTTGGGGGTGACGGCCGGGACCGTGATAACGGGCGGCATCAGTCAGTGGAACGGTACGAACGCCTCGGCCACAGTGAACCATTCCCAGGTGATCGGCCCTATCGCGCTGACAGTCGGCAATCCGAATATCATGACCGGCTGTCTTTTCGAGGGCAACATCTACGTCGGCACATTCGCCAACGGGATCACCTTGGCGAGTTGCGATAGCACAGCCGTGGTGGCCTTCAACACCCTAGTTCAGGACCCGGTCTCCGGGATTAAGAACCTGAACCAGCAAGGGGTCGCGGCATCCAGTTCGGCCTCAATCATCAGCAAGTATTCCGGCAGCGCCAATTTCAATGGCCTGTCGGCTTATAACGCCGTCGCAGGCAACTTCTCCGTCTGGACGGGTGGCAGCCCGACTGACCTCTGCAACGTGAAGTCCATCGGTGTTGGCCTAGGAACCAACAAGTACGCGGCCACGTCTCTCGATTTCACGACGCTGACGACTGTGCTGGCGGTGCAGACGGCATTCCAGCCGAAGGCGGCCGGGGACCTCACGCCAACCGTACAGACGACCTGCAATGCCGGGGGCGCCGCCCTCTACAACGCCGGGACCGGTGGCTACTTCGACTACGTCAACCGGGTCAGCACGGCGCCCTTCTAGGAGGACTCATGACCATCCTCATCGCCACGGCTGCCGACGTCATCGTGCAGTTGAAAGCAGCCCAGCCAGGCGACACCGTGCAGCTGGTGGGCGCGTTCGATCATGTGGCGTTGAAAGGCCGTACTTTCTCGCCACCGCTGACGCTGGACCTGTCGAAAGCCACGCTCGTCAACCTGCACCTCGACGCCGCGCAAGGCGTCACGATCATCGGCGGGATGTTCAAGGCTCTGGCCGGGGACTGGCTGGGCGCGCTCTACGTCGGCGGGCATAGCGCCCATGTGAAGGTCAGTGGCGTGACCATCGACGCCTCGGGTGGGCCCGGTGTCACTTTCCGGGACAGCATGGACTGCAGCCTGGAGAGTTCTCGTATCGGCAACGCCCGCGTCAGCGTCGCGCTCCAGAACGTCGACGGCTTCAGCATCGTCGGCAACACGCTCACCTGCATGAGTCTCGACGGGGTGGACATCTATTCGTGCTGGCGCGGCCGGGTCACGCACAACGTCATCTGCGGCTCGCATGCGGTAGACGATGGGCACCGAGACGGCATCCAACTGGCCGACACCGTGGCCGGCACGGCTCCATCATCCGACATCGAGGTGGCCTACAACCTGATCCATGGCGACACCCAGGGCGTCACGTCTTTCCGGCCCAATCCGGGTCATCTGCGCATCTCGATCCACGACAACACGGTAGTCGGTTCTCAGCCGCAGGGTATCGCGCTCTACGACGGGCAGGACTGCGCGGTGAAGAACAACCACGTCCACACGCTGCCCGGCGCGCCCAACCGCGTGTCCGTCAACGTCGTGGGGGGCAATACGGCGGCTTGCGGCAACACGGCCAGCGCAGGCGCCGGGAAGGCGGCATGGGCGGACGGGACGTGCCTTTAGGGCTCGCACAGCAGGGTATGAGGATCAAAGAACAGGTGGGCTTCGACACAAACCTTTTCGCGGGCGGCCTTAGCGGCGTCTTCCGACGTCCACATGTAGAAGCACAAGGCTCCGAATGCCGCGAGGACGGTCACGATGACGATCAGCCTGATCCATAGCTGTAGGTCGATCATCGGGGCTGGCTCTTGGGTTGTCACCATGATTGGTCCTCCTGCGACCAAGAGCATGGCTCGCAGACGGCCCGCCAGTAGGCCCTGAGGGCGCGGATGATCCAGCCCATCACAGGTCGCCCAGAGCGCGGCGCCGCACTCGCTCGCCGTAACTGTCGGGATGCCAATGCTCCAGGCCGAACAGCTCGGCCCAGAGATGGCGGATGAAGTTGAGCATGATGATCTCCTGTGGTGTAGCGCTATAAGTCCAGAGCTCGAGCGCGCGGTCAATTCGATTCGCGCCAGGCACGAAGCGTAGGAGGGCGAGTTGGGGCGCAATCTGCACTACGTCCCCGGCAGCTTCTATCGGAAGGACGATCGCACCGGGTTCCCCAGGCGCGCCGAGGAGACGCGCGAGGAGTGGAACGGCCTGATCGTCGGCACCGACGTGTGGGAGGCGCGCCAGCCGCAGGATCTGGTCAAGGGCGTCAGGGATGACCAGAGCGTGCCCAAGGCGCGCCCGCTGCCCCCCAACTTCTTCGTCGGCCCCACTTTCGTGCAGTTGGCCGACGCCGCGGCCGTGCACCAGACTGTGCTCGACGTGGCCTCGACGGCCGGCTTCGCGAACGGCGACTCGGTCAGCGTCATGCTGGACACCGGCGTCAACTTCACGACCCACCTGGCCGCGCCCCCTGGCGCCGGCACGCTCACCCTGGCGGCGGGGCTGCCCAACCGGGCGGCCGCAGGCAACTTGGTGACGAACAACACGCCGCACGTCCCGGCGGGACAGGAGCCGGTATGAGTACCTCAGGCGTCGCGGATTGGAACCCCGATCTGCTCGGCATCATCAGGGACGCCCACCTCAACATCGGCTCCATCGCCGAGGACGAGAACCCCACCGCGGAAGACTATCAGAGCGGCCTGCGCAAGCTGAACGGCATGGTCAAGACGATCGAGGCGACCGGTTCGCACGTCTGGGCCGAAGAAGAGGCCATCCTCTTCCTGCAACCCCGCGTGAAGCGCTACGTCATCGGCGGCTCGGCGCCGACTGCCGAGACCTCCGACGAGGCCGACTGGCTCGAGCTCACGCTGGCGGCGCCGGCCGCGTTGGGCGCTACCCACGTCACGCTGCAGACCGGCCAGGGTGCGCTGGTGGCCGTCGGCATGCGTCTGGGCGTGGTCGACAACAGCGGCCTGACAGAGTGGTTCACGGTCCCGACGCCGCCGGTGGGCAACGTCGTGGCGCTGGGCGCCGCGCTGCTGGTCGGCGCCGACGCCGGCAACTATGCGCTGGCCTACACCACCAAGATTTCGCGCCCGCTCAAGATCCCCGCCGCGCGGCTGCTCACCCTGAACGGCCTGAACGAGACGCCCATGACGATCCTCTCGCGCCAGGGCTACATGGACCTGCCAGACAAGGACGCGCCGGGCACGCCGACGCAATGGTTCTATTCGCCGCGGCGTGACGAGGGCCTCCTCTACCCCTGGCCGGTCCCGCAGTTCTCAAGCTGGGCGATGCGCTTCACCTGGTACAGGCCGCTGCAGGACTTCCTCGTGCCGACGAACACGGCTGACTTCCCGCAGGAGTGGGTGCTGCCGTTGCAGTGGAACCTCTCGAAGGAGCTCGCGCCCGGCTTCGGCGTCCCTGCGCCCACCTGGGACCGCATCAAGGAGATGGCCGACACCTACGCCATGGTTGTCGTGAGCTACGACCGCGAGAGCGAGCCGGTGCAGTTCGGCATCGACAATTCCACCGGCGCGGGGTGATCCATGGCCGAGATCCTCCTCGCCATCGAAACGAGCCGCAGCCGCGCGCCGCAGCTCAACAACGAGCATCTGCTGAATTGGATGACCGAGCGCCAGCCCGCCGAGGCCAAGGGCCAGGCGCCGCTCTTCGGCTGCGCCGGCCTGACGTTCTTCTCGAGCACCGGCCAGCCGGGCAGCCCGAGCCGCGGATCGCTTCTCTTCCAGACGAGCGCGCTCTTCGTGCAGGGGGACCAACTCTTCGAGGTGCGCGCCGATGGCAACGCCTTCGTCCTGGGCGAGGGGATCGCCGGCACCGGGCCCGTCGGCATGGCCTCGAACGGCCTGCAGGCGATCATCGTCAACGGAAACAAGGGGTGGACTTTCGACTTCGTCAACGGGTTCGAGCAGATCACCTCGCCCGCGTTCTCGCCGGCCGCGACCGTCACCTACATGGACGGCTACTTCCTGTTCGACCACCTGAACACGAACCAGTGGTTCATCTCCGCGCTCTTCGATGGGCGCACCTATTCCGGCCTGGACTTCGCCAGCGCCGAGGGCGCGCCCGGCAACGTCATCGCGGTGCAGCAGAACCTGCAGCTGGTCTTCATCTTCTGCACCGACCACATCGAGATTTGGTACGACTCCGGCGCGGCCTCCTTCCCCTTCGCGCGCTACACGGGCGGGATCATCAACTACGGGACCATCTCGCCCTTCAGCATCGTCAAGACGGACGGCGCGCTTTTCTTCCTGGGCGTCGACCATGTCTTCTACCGGCTGCAGGCGAACGTCCCCATCCGCATCTCTACCCACCCCATCGAGCGCTTCATCGCCGCGGAGCCTGACATCGCGCTGGCCGAGTGCTTCACGCTCACGATCGAGGGCCACAAGCTCATCTTCCTGACGCTGCCGCACCAGGCGGTCACGCTCTGCTACGACATCTCGACCGGCCGCTGGCATGAGCGCGACAGCGTCGATGCGAATTTCATCTCGCTGGGCCGCTACCGGGTGCGCAACGCCCTGGACGCCTACGATACGACCCTCGTGGGCGACGCCTTCGACGGACGCATCGGCCAGGTCGATTGGGACTTCTTCAAGGAGTATTCGCTGCCGATGCGCGGCCTGATCGACACCGTCACGCAGCACGCCGACCGCAACTACCTCTTCTGCCACCGCTTCGAGCTCGACATCGAGGCCGGCGTCGGCCTGACCACCGGCGACGGCTCGGATCCCAAGATCATGCTTCGCCGCACCACCGACGGGGGCAAGACCTTCAGCGCCCAGCAGCCCTGGCGCTCGATGGGCAAGCAGGGTGAGTTCGCCAAGCGGCTGCGCTGGCTGCGCCAGGGCCGCGGCCGCCAGATGGGTTGGCGCCTCGAGATCACCGACCCGGTGCGCCGCGCAATCATCGCCGCGCACGCAGACATCGAGCCCGGGTTCTCCTGATGGCGGCGGCCGCCGTTCCTCCGGCCCTACAGCTTCCTTGGGGCACGACGCCGGAGGGCCGGCCCGTCACGCTGACGCCCACGGCGCTCGAGTTCCTGCAGCTGCTCAGCACGGGCGGCGGCAGCGGCGCCGTCCTCTGGTCGAGCATCATCGGTATCCCGGCCAACGTCACCGCGCTCGCGGGCCTGGTAGGCGGCATCGACAAGCTGCCCTACTTCATCTTCGGCGGCACGATGGCGGTGACGGATTTCACCTCCTTTGGCCGCGACGTGGTCGCCGCCAACTCGGCCGGCGATCTGCTGGCGCTCATCTCGCCCCTCTTCGTCAAGGGCGACCTCTGGGGCTTCGCCGGCGCCAACACGCGCGTACCCGTGGGCCCGAACGGCTACGTCCTGACGGCCGACAGCGTCGCGGCGGTGGGCGTGTCGTGGCAGCCCGGCGGCGGGGGTGGCGCAGCGCCGCCGTTCCATCCCCTGACCTTCTACGGCGCGGTGGAGAACGGCGTCACCGACGACGCAGCCGCGATCACTGCCTGGCTGGCCGATGCGACGCAGCACACCGTCTGGATCGAGGGCGTCGTCGCCAACTCACTCTCGACGCCGCGGCTGCTGAACAAGCGCGCCCAGGGCGTCGGCAACTACCACTTCACCGCGACCGGCGACTATGTCCCGGCCGCCTTCGTGTGGATCACGACATCGCCCACGCGCGGCGTGCTGCCCTCG